ATAATGGCCATGTCGTCCTTCTTTACCATTATATTGATGCAGAAGCTTGTGGAATTCGTTGACACGATCTGATCCGACATGCATAGTGACGTGAGTATAACCAGCTTTGTGTAGTTTCGACATCTGATGAAGGAGAGTAGGATGTTCTTTTGTCATGGCTTCGACGTGTGCACCCTTAACAGCACGAGAAAGATGTTTTACCTTCTGCTCTGGTGTCAAAGGATTCTTCTTGGCATCATGAGATCCAGTCGTCAAGATCTTATGATTTGCACCTTCTTTCTTGGCGGCATTCATTACATTCTGTACAACCATTGCATGACCAGCATGAACAGGATTAAATCTTCCTTGTGTAATATGAATTGACTTCATGCTGGTTTACCTCTATTAAAATTGGCCGCCGAGAACTCAGCGCGATCAACAAACTTAGTAGGACGATTATGTCTGACTACCACAAAGCCTTCAGGCTTTGCTTTCTTTCCATTAATACTATGATCAAATTCTGAATTGCTCGAAAGCGTATTCGTTAATACATTCTTAGCCTTCTGTAATGCTTTATGTTGATTTAACACATTTTCGAAGTGCCTACGATTGCGTTGAACGTGACCAATTGCAGTTTCCATCTCAGCAGTTTTCGAGGCTTTTGATTTGTCGGTTTTTACACTGTCAACTTTCTTCTGATGCGACTTAATATAGTGATTCATAAAACCTTCGACATTCGGTTTCGTGCCAGTACGAACGGTATGATTGATATAAGTCTTCAGCGGAATCTCATGGCCTTTAATCGCTTCATATGTTTCAGGCTTTGTTTTTTTATTGGCTGCTGCAGCCGCTGCCATCGCCCTTGCAAACTTCTCTCGATGTTGAGGAGTATACTTGATATTATCAAGACGATGTGCAGTAGAAATCAAATGCACGTCTTTGTGCATTTCAAACTCGCTGACATCAGCGCCGTGTTCGGCTTGCATATCTTCAAGATTGTTACCATTATATTTGGTATGAACGGCAACACCAATCTTGGAGTTTAGTGCAGCTTGACCTTGTGTTGAAGCTCTTGCAGCAGAATATGTAATGGTATTTGGAGTGAAGTGCACACGACCATCAGAATCATGCACATCATTAGGCGTATGCATAATATCGCCTTGAAAAACGCCTTTCTTCGGTGTGACCTTCGGAAGATGCTGCAAAGCTGCTTTGAGTTTTTCCACCAAACCTGGAGCGTGACCGTGATTTTTTTGAATGTCTTCTTCTGTATAATTGATCTTTGGATTCTTATTGAATGCAGACTTCGAAGCGACAAAGAATCGACCAGTTTCAGGATGCCGACCGAATACCACAGAAGGAGAACCATCATACTTCATGGTGACTTTGGTATCGTTCTTCTTACCAGTCAACTTATCATGCACATCTTTTAGATTATGATAAGCATGAGAAAAGCCTTCGTGGCCAGCATTGATCACGTGATCTTCAGCATGCTCAAGATGTGTAAGTTTATTTTCATCCAACTCTTCGGCAAGGAAATCTTTAAATGTGGTCATTATGGGTGTCTCTCCATACGATGTTTTTTAATTACATCAACAGCCTGTTTAATAGTCTTCTTTGAAAGCTTTCCTTCACCGGCCATAAGACGGATGTCTTGCATAGTAATCGGATTGCCTTTATGGTCTACATGCTGTTCACAGACAAAGTCTTTAAATGTTTTCATCGTACTATTTTTACCGATCCATCAGGATTTACAAAATAAGCTTCGAACGTAATGTTAGGAAATTCTTTCTTCAATGAAAGAAATGCCTGAAGATTGCTCGGAGCATCATCAAACAAGCGAAGCTTTACGTAGTTCTTAGTATTTATATACTTGCGAAAGATGATCTTCTTGGCTTCAGCCGAAGAGTCGATCTTCAGGTTGCCAGCACGTTCGACATGGATATTATCGATAGGTAGACCATGATCGCGGAACGTCTGAAGAAAGATATCCTTATTATCGAAGTCAGCTCGCGCTGTGCAGATAATCACTCGACTGTGAGGATTCTTCCGAGAGTTAGCAAAGATCGCTTTGGTTTTAGCAACCATACGAGTGATTGGCTTCGATGAGTTGCGAAACACCTCAGCATTTGCAAACTCTCCGAAGTCGTAGGTTTCACCCTTCTTACGCTTGTATGTGTTGAATTCCTGGTTGTCGAGCATTCGAACAACCTTACCATCCTTGACAACAGCAACTTTTGCATAGGTATGGAACAGCGTCTCATCAATATCAAATATCGTAAGTGTACCTGAACCAACAAACTCTTTGAATCGTTTCTTTATCATAGTTTACTCTACCATAGTTTCGATAAAATGTACATGCTTATTTGTAAGAAAAATCACACATTAGGCGGGTTGGATAACCATCGCTTCCTTGCGTGTCTCTTATGTTGAGTTTGAACTTATATGTCATGGACTCCATCTCAATGTCTATGCGCTTGCCTTTGCCGCCCTTTCCACCATAATATATGGTAGCATTGCCTACTGTCGCAGCGTTGCGCATTGCAGTTTCGTCCATCTTTTTTGATACTATTTTACCGGCCAACTTATGAATGATGTGATAACCGTGTCCGATACCAGACTCAAGAAATTTCTTCATCTTTAATTGATTCAAAGCAACATTGACATTCTTGGCTGCTCCAAGTTTTCCATTGAATACGTCGCAGAAAAGCTTGTGATCTATTCCAAAAAGATCTAATAATTTAGTTCCATCATCCGAAAGATTATATGATTTAATCATATCAGGAGAAAGAACCTTTCGAACTCCGACATTGAAGAAAGTAACAGTATTACCTAGTTTTAAACTGAGATAAACGGTCTTATTATCAGTAGTTAAAGTAATATCGGTAACAGAAGCGCCAACGTTTGTGCCTTGGCCCTTTGGATTTTCCAAGGTAATATCTGGATTATAAATGATGGGACGTTTTGTGTTTTCCCCGCCTACAATGTCTATTTTAAGTTTCTTGCTTTTCTTAAGATTATATGTTTCATCTAAATGATTAATAGCCTTTAAAACTTTTTCGTCTGTAGGGTTTTTTCCTTGCCACCACTGATCAAGATCGTATGCAAACTGAGGTTCAAAATTATTGCCTCTGTTATTAACACCTCTATTTCCAGAGGAACCATTTCCAAACTTCATAGAAAGCGTGGTAATCTTCACTTCCTTTTTAATCTTGTCTATAGTAATATCGCCCTGTAAAGCTCGAGTAATATTGACAGATGTTTTTTTCGTAGAATCTAAATTGATTGGAATCTCAGTTCTTGGAAATTTATTTCTAAGATAGGCATAAAGAAGTATCAATTCTCCTTGTGTATACGCCGCATAACCTGAAATGCTGTTTCTCAATTCTTTCTCATTCTTAGGAAAAATGTCATATGCCATAAAATAACTCCTTAAGCTTTATTTATCAAACAAAAGAAAACCGCTCCGAGTATCTCTACTGGAGCGGCCGTGTTATTTCTATTTATGATATTTAGGCAGCGATGGCAAACCATTCAGGAACTGGACGTTTAGTCCATGCCATCTTGAATCGCTCTTGCTTCGTCTGATAAAACTTACGATAAGATCCTACGATATCATTGTAGTCGATACACTCAGGAAAAGCTTTCATCGCCAATGGAAACTGAGTCTTGTAACCAATCGGAATGTTACGAGGCAATTGCTTGAGTGCTTCTCGCAGCAACGTATCAGTGCTATGAATTTTACCATAGCGATAGGTGTACTCGTCACAGAGAGCAGCGAAGTGTATCCAGTGCCAATTGTAGTTGTTATTACTGACTGCAGTCCAAATCGTGCAAGGATGATGCATATGTACCGCACGATAGAATGTATCTTCGCGTTCGTCAGGAAGAGTCCATGCCTTGGACATCGTCTTACCAGACTTCGAAGGCACGCGTGTTTCTACGCCGTCGAGCATACGATGCACTGTCGAAAGCATCTGGGCGCTCTCGACAATCATCTTGACTACATGCTTGTCACACTGCAACTGAGCTGCTTTGACAGGATCAGTATCTAATACAAATACATTCATGGCCACATTTCCTTATCGTTTAACATTTCATCGCGTTCCTCTGGAGTAGTTTTATTGGTAAGGATACCATACACTGTAACTCCAATAATGAACACTATAAAAATGAATAACATTAGACTTCAATTCCTGTGACTTGCTTGAGATATTGTGTTGCAACGTTCTTGCTGGTTTCAGTCGCACCAACAATGACTGTGTCAGAGATTACGACGTTGTTATCAGGAGCTGACATCATCCATGGCATCATCGCAAAACCTTGAGGTCCCATGCCAACTGTACGGGGCTTCAATAGTTCGGTAACACCGCCTTCTTGCTTGACACGCGAGATCAGTTCTTCGCCTGACATCAGCTTAATCGTATATACTTTATTCTGTTCCATATTCTACCTTATCTCGTAACGTTGCATTGTGCCTTTCCAGACTTTTACTCCACAACCATCATATTCCCATTCACGCAAATCAGGATCGAGTTCTTTCATACTTGGATTTGGAGTATCATAGTCTACTTCGTGCACATACTTAAATTTCTGTTCTTCTGACCAATCTTTGAGATAGGCATTATCCTCGTCGAATAGACGAAGATATTCCGCATCGTCAATCACACGAGCAGAAGTGATCGTCTCGTCAAGATGTAATTGACTGAACTCTTCGGCTTCTCTCGTCGTCACAACGTCTTTGGCATGTTCTGCGCTCTCACATTCGATAACGTATCGCATGCGAAAGAAGTCAACGGTCTCAACAAGATACTTAGGCATCGTCTTTCAATCCCATTTCTTTCAGCTGATCAGGAGTCGAGTACCACTTGAGTACAACCTCGAGTGCATCGATACGCTTTTGGATCTCGGCGTCGTCGGCTTCTTGATCGCCCCAGACAAAGATGTGATGATTTGCTCCAAGATCTCGTTTCAAAGTTTCCCATGTATTACGTAACTGTTCAACAACGATATTGTCAACTGTTTCCAATTCAAGTTCTACAGAAATTTTACTCATTAATATTTACCTTCCTATAACGATTTACAGTTCCATCTGCTTCTTCAACCATGATCTCGTCGAGGTTTTTGTTCTCGGCAAAGATACGTTGCTCGTGATCGGCAACAATACGCCCTGCTTCACGAAGCTTACGCAATACAGCATTTGCAACACCGATATTATTTCTTCCTGTATCGAGAGCATCGCTGACAGCTTGCGCGCAATCAAAATACAAGTCGCTGTCTAAAGACCACGAATGATCAGTCGCATTCGTAAAGTCACCTACGCGCCGAAGATAATCTTGGCCGCCATCGACTGATATCGCTCCGCACGTACATGTGACAAAATCATGACGATGTTTAGAGAAAATAAAGTCTCCACAACTTAAACATGTCGCTGC